AAAATTCTACAAGAGAAGGGATTGATATAAAGTGAATATAATAACGGTAGACTTCGAGACGTATTACGATAAAAAGTTTTCCTTAAGTAAGTTAACGACAGAAGAGTACATACGAAGCCCTGAGTTTGAAGTGATTGGTCTTGGGGTTAAAGTAAACAACGAGGAGACTGCATGGCTAAGCGGGCCATTTGATGCGGTTAAAAAGTATTTACATGATAACTACGATTGGGAAAATTCTGCTGTTCTTGCCCATAACACTATGTTTGATGGTGCTATTCTTAGTTGGGTGTTTGATATTCACCCTAAGTTATATCTCGATACATTGTGCATGGCGCGTGCTGTGCATGGTACGGAAGTCGGCGGCTCACTTAAGTACTTGGCTGATAAGTACGACATCGGACAGAAGGGCGACGAAGTAATTAACGCGCTCGGGAAGAAAAGGGCAGACTTTACTGAAGAAGAACTAGCCCGCTACGGCGACTACTGCATACAAGACGTAGAGCTTACTTACAAGTTGTTCAATATCTTAGGTAAAGTTTTTCCAAAACAAGAGCTTAAAGTAATCGACATGACACTGCGCATGTTTATTGACCCCGTTCTTGAACTCAACACCAGCAAACTACTTTCGCATTTGGATACACTGCAAGAACAAAAAGAGAAGTTGTTAGAAGAGTGCGGTATAGAAAAAGAAGAGCTGATGTCTAATCCAAAGTTTGCTGAGGCTCTAACCAAGTTGGGCGTAGTGCCCCCTATGAAAACAAGCCTACGGACTAAGAAAGAAACCTTCGCTTTCGCAAAGACGGACGAGGCGTTCAAGGCACTACAAGAACATGAAGACACGCGCGTACAGGCGTTAGTGGCAGCTAGGATAGGATTGAAGAGCACCCTAGAGGAGACTCGAACGGAAAGGTTTTTGGGTATAGGTATACGGGGCACACTACCCGTACCTATACGGTACTATGCTGCGCACACAGGAAGGTGGGGCGGTTCCGACAAGGTAAACCTACAGAACTTACCATCACGAGGACCAAACGCAAAGGTATTGAAATCATGTATTTGCGCCCCTGAAGGATACACCCTGATTGAAGCTGACTCCGCACAAATTGAGGCTAGGGTTTTGGCTTGGTTATCAGGACAGCAAGACTTGGTTACTGCGTTTGAAAAAGGTGAGGATGTATATAAGAAGATGGCCGCAACCATCTATGGGGTGCCAGAAGAAAAAGTCACGCCACATCAACGGTTTATAGGAAAAACTACAATCCTAGGTGCGGGTTATGGTATGGGCGCAATCAAGTTTGGTGCGCAGCTAAAGTCCATGGGAGTTGAAGTAGACGACGAAGAATGTAAGCGCATTGTCGGCGTGTACCGCCACGCTAATGCAAGGATAACCAAATTGTGGAGAGACGCTCAAGACACGCTCATGGGGCTGTACCAAGGCTACAATACTAAGTTAGGGCGTGAGGGTGTACTTACAGTAGAGGCGGTTAACAACGCTATACGACTACCATCGAAACTCCTGATGCGGTATGACAGCCTAAAAGCAACGCAAGGAGAAAAGGGCGTTCAATTTTCGTACAAGACTCGACGTGGAGACGTTAATATATACGGCGGTAAAGTTATAGAGAACGTATGCCAAGCTATTGCTCGCTGTATTATGGCTGAGCAGATGTTAGAAATTAGTAAAAAATACAGGGTGTTATTAACAGTACACGATTCTGTGGTATGCTGTGTACCTAATGCAGACGTTGATGAGGCGGCTTTGTACGTATCTGACTGCATGAAATGGTCACCTGAGTGGGCGAAAGGCTTACCAGTACGTGGCGACGTTGAAGTAGGTAAAAACTACGGAGAGTGCACAGAATGGGAAAACCCGCTTGGTCCTTCAGCAGCATAAAAACATTTGACCAATGCCCGAAGAAATACTACCACACCAAGGTAGCTAAAGATACGAAGAAGACTTTAATACTGAGGCTATACTGTACGGTAACGAGTTTCACAAAGCCGCAGAAGAATACATAGGAGAAGTTGTAGATAAACTAGACCCGCGCTTCTCTTATGCGCAGAGTGCTCTTGATAGGCTTAAGAACATGAAGGGGGATAAACTTTGTGAACTTAAGATGGGCCTTACTGAGAACCTAGAAGCGTGCGGATTTTTTGATAGGAATGTATGGTTTCGTGGGGTAGCGGACTTAATCATACTAGATAGAGAGGCCGGAGTAGCTAAAGTAATAGACTACAAGACGGGCAAGTCTGCGAAATATGCAGATAAGGGGCAGCTCGAACTAATGGCTTTGGCTGTGTTCAAGCACTTCCCCGAAGTTAAGATAGTGAAAGGTGGATTGTTGTTTGTTGTGTGTAACGCTTTTATTAAGGATACATACGAGGTAGAACAAGAATCTGAGTTGTGGCGAAAGTGGCTGTCCGAATATGGTAAGATGGAAAAAGCATACGAAGCAGACACGTGGAACCCTCGCCCTACAGGCTTGTGCCGTGCTCATTGCATAGTATTGGAGTGTCCACATAACGGTAGGAGATAGCATCATGCCGTACAAAAACCCGAAAGATAGACCGAAGCAGAAGAACAAACCCGTAGGCAGTCCTGAGTTTGAAGCTCGCATGGAACGCCAACGTGCTAGACGTAAGATGGATAAAGAAGGCGTAGATAAAAACAACAACGGCAAAGCCGACAAGCGTGAAGGCAAAGACGTTAGTCACAAGAAAGCACTTAGCAAAGGTGGCAGCAACAAAGACGGTGTAACAGTAGAGAGCCGCAGCAAGAACCGCGCTAGAAATTACAAAAAGAAAAAGTAGTAGTATTAACATAGAAGAGGGTAGAGAGAGGCACACAGCGGTTTCTCTCTATTTTCTGTCCCTTGGAGAAAGTGATGCAGATTATAGATAACCGCGCTTTGAAGCTAAGAGTACGGAATCCCAACGCAATAACCACAGCAATCCCCCGTAGCAAGGAGCTACCCAACAACGAAGTACTAGTTAAATGGGGGGTAGACGAATGTAGAGTCTTAAGAAACTTAAACATCAAACAAGTACCCTCGCCTATTCTTGGACGCTATGGGTGGACGGGTCTACACAAACCCTTTGAACATCAAAAGACTACCGCAGCCTTCCTTACGATGAACCAAAGAGCGTTTTGTTTTAACGAGCAAGGCACTGGCAAAACGGCTTCATCTATATGGGCATCAGATTTTCTTATGTCTCAAGGCATTATTCGCCGCGTACTCATAATCTGTCCGTTATCTATTATGGATTCTGCTTGGCGTGCAGACCTGTTTAGCTTTGCTATGCACCGTACAGTTGACATAGCGCATGGGGAGCGAAAGAAAAGAGAAGCTATAATCAGAGGTAACTCAGAGTATGTAATCATAAACTACGACGGGGTAGAGATAGTTAGAGATGCGATTGCGGAAAGCGGCTTTGACTTAATCATTGCGGATGAAGCTACGCATTATAAGAACACCCAATCTAAACGGTGGAAAGTGCTTAACTCTTTGGTAACTCCAACCACATGGTTATGGATGATGACAGGTACGCCCGCAGCTCAATCGCCTGTGGACGCATACGGGCTAGCCAAGCTAGTTAACCCACAAAACGTACCGAGGTTTGCCGGAGCCTTTAAAGATTTGGTCATGCACAAAATATCTCAGTTCAAATGGATACCCAAGCCAGAATCAAAAGATATAGTTTTCAATGCCTTACAGCCTGCCATACGCTTTACCAAAGAGCAGTGCTTAGATTTGCCTGAGATGACTTACGCCAAGCGTCAAGTAGAACTAACCAAACAACAAAAGAAATACTACGACATACTAAGAACTAAAATGTTGACGGTAGCCGCAGGAGAAGAAATAAGTTCTGCTAATGCTGCGGTAAATATGAACAAGTTGTTGCAGCTATCGTGTGGGGCGGTTTATAGCGACACTGGAGAAACTATTGAGTTCGACGTTAAGAACCGATACAAAGTTCTTTCCGAAGTTATTTCTGAATCCAGTCAAAAAGTATTGGTCTTTGTACCTTTCAAGCACGTCATAGGGATACTTTCGGAAAAGCTAACCGCCGATGGAATACCCAACGACATAATAAACGGAAGTGTAAGTGCCAATAAACGAACTGCCATCTTTAAAGAGTTTCAAGAAACGGACAACCCTAAAGTACTAATAATACAGCCACAAGCTGCTGCTCATGGGGTGACCTTAACCGCAGCTAACACCATAGTGTGGTGGGGTCCCGTACCGTCATTAGAAACCTACGCACAAGCTAACGCCCGAGTACATCGCTCGGGTCAGAAACATCCATGCACCGTAGTGCAGCTTCAAGGCTCGCCAGTAGAGAAACGTGTGTACAACTTACTCGATCAAAAGATAGACGTGCACACGAAAATGATAGATTTGTATACGGATATACTTGAAAGTTAAACGAAGGGTCAATATAATAACTAACGGTACAAAACATAAACGTTTTTACAAGGAGAAAAATCAGTGAGTAAACAAGAAGATGTGGATAAGCTAGTCCGCGTGTTCATAAGAATGCGCGATAAAAAAGCAGAGATAGCTAAGGAGGCACAAGAAAAAGAATCTGAGCTAGAAGAAAAGATGGCTAAGATTCGCCGCGCCCTCTTAAATTACTGTAAAGAAAACGAAGTAGAGTCGGTTAGGACCGAATCAGGTACCTTCTTCCGTTCTATTAAAGCGCGCTATACCACTACCGACTGGAGTTCTATGAATAAATTTATCTTGGAACATCAAGCAGTTGAGTTATTGGATAAGCGCATAAACCAAGGGAACATGAAACAGTTCCTCGAAGATAACCCAGATTTATTACCTCCGGGTTTGAACATAGATCGAGAGTACGCAATTACCATAAGGAGAAAAAGATGAGTGCAGAAGAAGCACTGTACGTCCCGATAAGTACGCTAGCCAAAAAACTTTCCTGTAATACAAACACCATACGGCGTTGGGTACGGCAGGGAATCCTCCCCGAAAGTGCGTACATTAAAGTTGGAAGTTTCTACAGGTTTAACGTAGAAGAAGCCATTGCCTTACTTAAAGGTGGGGAAGTCGAAAGTAAGAAGGTAGAGATAGAAGCACTACCAATATATGAAGACGAAATAACTGGGACGCCTGCTGAAGAAGTAAGTGACCTTGTGTATGACAATACCAGTGTTGAAGAAGACGAAGAAGACTTTGTTGACTTTGACGTAGATGAAGACCTCTAGGAGTAAATGATGAGTGACTTAATAACATTAGAAAACATGCCAGATTCTTACAAACAATTACTGGCAAAACTACAACCAGAGACCAACCTCACTGGTGGGGGCGCTAAAGGTACTAGCCGTAGGCTAAGTATACGAGGCGGTGTATTCCGTAAAGTAGTAAACGGTAAAGAAGTCGGGGAGTTAGAGTCTCGCACACTGAAGGCGGTTATTGTCAAAGCCGCACCTGTATCCCGCATGTTCTATAAAGGACAGTATGTTGCAGGGGAGTCTAATCCTCCTACTTGTTGGTCCCCCGATATAGGCACTAGTAAGCCTTCTGAAGATGTTATCGCTAGCGATAGACAAGCAGATGACTGTAATAACTGCGAGCAAAACATAAAGGGTTCGGGACAAGGCGACAGTAAGGCGTGCCGTTTCCAACAACGTGTGGCGCTTGTACTAGCAGACGCAGATGGCAACATAACCTCTAAGCATATCTATGGGCTTCAGCTACCCGCTACTAGTATATTTGGTAGTTTTACTTCTGCGGAAAAGATGTCAATGCGTGCCTACGCTCAGCATCTAAATGAGAACGGTGCTGCCGCTTCTTCGCTACTTACAGAAATTCGCTTCGATACGGATAGCTCTACCCCTAAGTTGTGCTTTAGAGCACTGCGCCCGTTGGAAGAAAAAGAGCTTAAGTTAGTTGTTGAGGCTCAAATTTCTGAAGAAGCAGACAAGCTAATCTCAATGTCTGTTGCCCCTCCAAAAGAAAAACAGGAGGGAGATGCTCCTTTAGCTATTGCTAAGGCCCCGCTGTTTGCGGATAATGAATCCCCCGTCAAAAAAGAAGAGGCTGCTGAAGATACTGATGGCGATGAAGAACCAACGCTTAAGGTTACTAAGAAAAAAGCAGAAGCCCCCAAAGATGACGAAGACCTTTCCGGTCTACTGGATGAATGGGACGACTAGTCCCAACGCTAGACAAAAGCAATAGAGATACGGCTAGCCCTCCGCTAGGGGGGCTTTGACCGCCTAAAAACTGCTAAGAGATTTAATGATGAACACCAAAGATTTTTTGGCTACGGTGTTGGGAGAAGAAGGCTACTACTGCGCATTTGGATTAAAATCAAAAGAACAAAAAAACGTTACGGAATTTCACACTTCGATAGAAGCTCTTGCAGATTGTAGTTTGAGCTTAGACGCTAACGGTTTTGATTCATACTTTGCGTTAGGCGCTTTCATAACACCCAAAAACGGTAGGACTGCCGAGAACGTAGGCACAATAAAATCGTTCTTTATAGATTTAGACTGCGGCGCAAACAAACCCTACAAAGACCAATCCGAGGCGCTAGTAGCACTGCGTACTTTTTGTAAAGCTACAGGCGTACCAAAACCTACACTTATGGTTAACTCTGGCCGTGGGTTACATGTGTATTGGGTATTGGATAAGGGCTGCACTAGGGACGAATGGCAACCGGTAGCAAGCAAGCTAAAGCAGGTCTGTCTTGAAAACAAACTAGCAATAGACCC